AAAAAAAAAGAAATACTCCTCTACCTGTAATAGGTAGAGGAGTATGCTTTATTGCACAATGTTATTGTTAACTGCTTGACTCAATGCATTCAAACTCAGTTTTGCTAACTTGTGAAAATGAATTACATCGAAACAGTTGACATTGGGTTTAGTGACTAAACCTTTAGTCGTGTTAACATAAGACAATGCTTCTGGTGTCAAGTCTAACTTCAGACTAGCCAATTCTTTCTTAATGGATTCTCTGATCTCTTTATCCAGAGTGATAATGAACGAAGCGGTAAAATTGTATTCTTCACTATTACCTACTTGATCAGGAAGGTAGAGAATACGAATACAAAGTGAAGGCCTCTCTTTAGGATTTTCACTATCGGATAGATAAAGTACGATATCATCAAAGTGGAAGCAATTGATTGGTAGATTAGCGACTTCGGTACGATACTCAAACTCAGTCATCACTGAATCATCAAGGCATACCATCGTCGTTACGACGTCAAAGTCTTTAAGACGATAGTTTTCTTTATCTCGGAATAATTGATTGGTCAAATCGTCCACAATAGACTTAGGTAAGTTCTTGTGGTAGAATACGGTGAATGCTACTTTCTGATTGATCGTAATCAGTTTTGGCTTCACGTATTCGTAAGGATCAGCTTCATCAGTTTCCGTATCGACTGCTTCCAATTCTGGTAAGGTAGAAACCACAAAGGGATCACCATATTCCAATGCTCTCGTGCAGATATTGATACCTAATTGAGCGAGTAGGTTAATATACTCTTCTCGCTCTTCTTGGGTTTGTCCTTCTTTGGAATAGTCCAGAATATACTTCACTGGTACTTTACCTACTGGACCAATGATCAGAGGAACAACTTCTTCGTCCTCTTCCAATTCTTCCAGTTCAGGATCGTATTGGTATTCTTCCATCGATTAAGCCTCGAATAAATCCAGAATAGCCTGAATACGTTCTACCGTAGGTTTATTCACACCCAATTCGAAACATACGTCATCACCTGGATCACCCAAGTTTACAACGTAGTTTTGAAGATTCAAGAAGGCGGCAACTTCATCCATGTAGAACAGAATCATTTTACCAATTTCCATAGTACGGTAAGTGAAACGTTCTTTATCTTCTTGTTGATCCAGATAAAAGAGATGATAGTGAACGTTATGCAAGAATTGTCTAGCTAGGTTATGCAATACTTCATTGGCTTCTTCACGAGTGATGTCAAGTTGTTTGGTTTTCATTTTAAAAGTCCTTTAATAAAAGTTAGAATAAAATTACACCATGCTCCAGTTGGAGATAGTGGTTTGCAGTTCAGAGGGAGAATAACCCTCTTTAGGGAAGATGTCGAAACCTTCTGGATTGACAAAGAGTTCCAAAAAGTATTCAGCAATATCGAAAACGTTAACTAAACAAAGTATTGCGTTCAATTGGAATACTTTATTAAAGTCTACGTTTTTGAAATTTCTCTTGATATAGCTACCAAGATCCTCAATTACTTCATCAGAGAAATCACCTTCATTTTCCAGATAAAGATAAGTCAAGTATTCTAAGATACCGACTACGTATTCTTTATCCAGATTACGATAGAACTTAATCATGACGACTAAGACGATTAAGTGAGATTCCTCTACTAAGAAGTCACCAATATAAGTGGCGTGATCCGCACACAAATTGATGTAGAAATAGAGGGAGTTAGTTAGGTATCTCGATACCTCACCAATGATACGTTCAGTCTGCCATTTCTTATCAGCAAAGTGCTGAATGTAATATTCCATTAAGAAGATTACTGAGACATGATAAACCAAACAGATTTCATCTAGTGAAGCATGAGTTAAATCTAGGATAGGGTTAGTAACATCAATCACGGAATTGTGATCAATTCGTGTAGGGAATCGAATCTGACGGAAGAGTTCATCTTCGTTCGTATTCAATACCCATTCATGGAATCCTTCTTGAATTCCATTTATAGCATTAGCGTGCATTAATGCATATGAGCTACCTGCTATATGTTTAATGGTTTTGGAAACGATCTCTTTGTCTTCTAATAAGAGATCACGTAAGGACACTGTTTCTCTATTTTGAAACAGTGGATTCTTAATTACGTCGGAATAAAATTCCTTCAGTACTGATTTGTTCATTTTTAATTTTCCTTTAGAATTTAGATAGTAAATAGCAAAAAATAAGTTAGAATAGAGAGATTGGATTAGTCCAATCTCTTTAAGTATATGTGCTAAATCGCATGAATGTGCGATTAATTCATGTTAATAGTATGGATTTGAAATAATTTATAAAGCGAGCGAAACATGATCCTTTATTTGTCTCAGTGGGATAAATATCCCTCGGCAATTGTACATACCTCCACAAAGAATCAGTCGTTCATTGACTTAGCAAACGTCTTTAAAAAGATGGGATTAAAGAATTATTATTTCCATTTGGCTTTGCATGATCCTGACTTGGAATTTGTGGATCCTTTTGCTGATAATTTGTCCCCACAAACCATTGTAAAAATTGCAAACGAGATTGCTGTCAATCCTTGGTATTTCTTCCGAGAGATTGCCCAAACACCAGACTCCACTAGTGACAATAGAATGTTCTTTAGAGCAAATAGGGCGAACATCTCTTTGTTCTGGTGTTTCTTTAACCATTGTCAATACTTCTTAATCCAACCACGTCAGACAGGTAAGTCTTACTCTACAGATATCATCATGATGTATTTACTCTGTTTCCGTAAGAGCCTGAAGTTATTGTTGTATACAAAAGACTCTCAATTGCGTATGTTAAACGTGATTCGATTAAGAACTCTGATTGCTACCTTACCTGCTTACTTAAATCCTTTAACTCGTAAGGATAGCAATAACTCCGAAGGTATTACGGTATTGAATAACAACAATTACTATAATACCATTATTGCTCAAGAGTCTGAAGATGCGGCGTATAAGAAAGGTCGTGGTAATACGGTAGAAGTACGTCAGTGTGATGAGGTAGCCTTCTGTAAACTCAATTACATTACCATTCCGTCTATGGGTTCTGCGATGGACGCGGCGAGGATGAATGCTTTAGCTCAAGGTAAAGAAACTGCTTCTATCTTCACGACTACTGCTGGTAAGAAAGATACGCCTCATGGTCGATGGGCTTATGAAGTTTGGAATGAATCAGCTCAGTTTGACGAGAAGTATTACGATTCTTTTAATGCAGAAGAATTTGAGAAGAGAGTACGTGCGGATTCTAATCCTTCTGATCCTTTGGCTAAGACTTTTGGTTTATTCCAAGTACAAGGGACATTCTCACATCGTCAATTAGGTTATACTGACGAATGGTTAATTGAGAACATGTCTCGAAACAAAGTAACGGGTGAAGATGCTTTACGTGACTATTATAACGTATGGACTTCAGGTACAGAGTCTTCTCCATTTACAGTAGAACAAGCACAGATGATTAAGAACAGTGAAACCGATCCGCTCTTTAGAGACATTGGTAAGTTCGGTATCGTCATTAACTGGTATGTCAATCAACATGAACTTTCTGACTTATTCAATCATTGTCCGATTATTGTGGGTCTGGACTCTTCTTCAGCTATTGGTAAAGATGCCTGCTCATTAACTTTTGTGAATGCTTTGGATTTGAATATTATTGGTACGGCGAGTATCAATAAAGTTAATCTATTCCAGTATTCTCAATGGTTGTGTGATTTGATTATTCGATTCCCTAAATTACTATTAGTACCAGAGAATCGATCATCAGCTCAAGGTATTATCGATTTCTTGATTGAAACCTTACCAGCACATGGGATTAATCCTTTTAAACAAATCTTCAATACGATTGTCCATGAGAAAGATGAGAATCAAAGAACCTTCTTGAACATGGATGCTCATCCGAATCCTGCTTCTGTAGCGAATATGTATCGCAGTACCTTTGGGTATAGTACTTCAGGTAAAGGTCGATACTCTCGTGATAACTTGTATGGTGAAACATTCTATCGGGCAATTGATATTATTGCCGATAAAGTGAAAGATAAGAAACTGATTCGTGAGTTATTGGGATTAGTGATTATCGATGGTCGGATTGACCATGGTTCGGATAAGGAAGATCACGATGACCAAGTCATCTCTTGGCTATTGGCTTGTTGGTTTATCTTCAATGGTCGAAATGTAGGATACTACAATATCAATCGTGGACGGTTCTTATCGAATGTCGTTTCTGCAGGCGAAGAAATTGATCCTGAGAAAATGATGAAGATGAGAGAACAAGAAGCTTTGAAAGATAAGATCTCTGCAATGTACGAAGAATTGTCTAATACAGAAGATCACTTCGAGTTTGCTAAATTAGAGAAAACCATTAAGTTGTTAGAATCTAGGTTAACTCCAGAATCTCGTTCTCAAATGGCTATGTCTATATCTGGCATGATTGAAGACTTGAAAGAAACACGTAAGATTAATGCGATGAAATCTTCTCCCGATATGTTAAACGATGTCATGGAAGGATTGAAGTCTATGTCTGATGTTTCTTTGAATCATCCGTTCTTAGGTAATCGTAATGATTACTTTGATACGGTTTATCAACCAAGCAATGACATTAGCAATATCAATTACTGGTTAGGATACTAAACAGAAAAGAAAGACTCTCTACTCCTTTTTAGGGAGTAGAGAGTACTTTTCTATTCTTGTCCGTTTTTCAGGATAATAGACATTTTAATGTCTAGGAAAGCCGAGACCACTGCATTGATCCTATATTCCTCAGGATAGATCCTAGGAAGTAAAGTAGGAATCTGTAGTGTAGAGTTCATCACCTTTCTCATCTTCGTGGGGAAGCACTCGGGCACAATGCCTGTAACTTGATAGATGAAGAATTTCTTATATCTCGTAAAAAAGAGTCCTTTATTCCTTTCCATTACATAGGTTCTTTTCACAACCACAATGTCCATAGAACAATTGAATTGATTCCCAATGGTAATGATGGTTGGTTCAGACTCTTTAACTTTAGTGAAATTGAACTCTGTTCGAACCAGACCTGAAATCGAACGAGTGGTCTTGTATGTTTTTTGAAAGAGTTTTTTCAAAAAGCGCATATCTCATTCCTTAAAGTGTTTTTAATAACTTTAAGAATAATGTAATATTGGCTATTAGAGTTATTTACGTTATCCTTGATAGTGTTTCATGGTAAATGCTCTTAATACAATATAGAGCATTACGCCGGTACGAGTAGCGGCAATAGCAGGTCCTGATTTGACTTTAGTCGCACGACGAACAATGTCTTCTATATCTGCACGAATCTCTAATAAAGATTCCTCAGTAGAACGAGAAGAAGTATAGACACCTTTCATCTTAGAAATCAATCCAGCAATGTCTGAATTGTTTTTCATGGTATTGCGATTTAAGTATAGGTAAGAGAGTAGATGATGCATGAGTTTAGCAATGATACCATCTATTTCTAATTTACCATCAGAGCCTTTTCCATAGGTATCGCTGATCCAGCTTAATGTGCTTCTGAACATTTGAGCAGGCATGGTTTTATTACTCGATTCAATAATGGATATTAAATCCAGTTTAATAAAAGAATGCTTATCAGCAATGATTCCTTCTAAATAACGTTTGTAGGTTTCGAGAGATTTCTCTTTGTCTTTTAATACTTCTTCTCCATCTGTATCGATGAAGGAAGAAGAGGACGAAGTAATCGTCATGGTTTGCAGATTCTTCTGTACGTTGTAGATATTCTTTAACATGTTTTTAATACGAGACTGAGAGTCTGTAATCATGTAGCCTACAGAGTATCCTGTATTACGAATATCCACATCCATTTTCTCAATGGTGAGTTTATGGATAGAATGCTTCATGTCAGTGGTATCATCACCACGTTCACGCAATACGGCTAACCAAGAGCCTAATCGTTTAATGGCGTACTTGTTTGACATGGAAGATAAAGTAGCTTCTGCTGTTTGTTTAGAACAAGGATAAGGCCAGTGTCGTTGCATACGTGAAGTCAAGAAACGAATGTTCATGATGATCACGATATCAGACATGGCTTTCTGTTTATGTTTATCAGGAATCTTAGAAGATTTCCAAATAGAATGGGTTAACCAAACGCAGCTTAATGAGAATGGGTCAGATGCCACTACGTAGTGTACAGGGGAGATGAGTTCTGCTAGTGCAGGAGCGATCTCTACTTCGTCAATTTGGAGTATCTCTTCAAACCATTTTAACCGGTCTGAATTGATGAATTTTACTACGGCATCTCCTATAGTATCTCCTCCGAAGAATTGAGCATGTTCAGGAGAGCGAGTAATAAAGGAATTTAAATATTGTTCGATTCGATCACAAAGCTTTGTGTCGATAGGTAAACTGGAACAATAGTCGTTAAATACCTCTCGGACATTTTTGTACATGAAATAAATTCCTTAAACTAAAAAAGAAAATAGGTTAGTGTATAATCAGAAAATAGAGAGTACTCCATTTAGGAGTACTCTCTAATTCTTTATTACTGCGGATCTAATGGAAGACATTCTTTCCAGAATAATGTAAAGTCAGTGATGATCTTAATGGGATCAACATACTTCTCGTATTCAGGAAAGATATAGTTCTTCGTCGTCACTTCGATTAATCTTGCTAATTCTTTCACTGCTTTTAAGTAATTGGCATTAGAATAGTGATCAATCTCGTAACGATGCTCAATTCGGGTAACCCATTTCTTTTCTTTACCTTTTGCGAATAAGTCGTAATTGGTATCCGCTTTACCTTCTACTTCACGAAAGGATGCAGAATGAGTAAAGCGATTGGTTTGAGGTGCAAAGGTCATCTTAGTGATAACTTTATGTTCCTTTGGGAACTTATTACCTAGGATGAAGGTGAATGTCTTCGTTGAGATATTCGCTATAAATTCTAAGTAGGCTTCTGATTCCACTAAGAAGTCATTAATACGATGTCCTAAAAGATTACGATCGTGTTGATCTTTCACTTTCAAGAGTCGACAAATATCATCTACATCGATTTGCAGATATTCATGTCCTTCTTTGACTTCTAAACGAATCGGTACAAAAGTTTCTGCATGTCGAGCAAAAGCAACCTGAGTAATTTGATCCAACTTAGGATAGTTCTCTACTGCTAAGATTTCTACAGGGTACTTCGTGAATTGTTTAGAATGGGTAGCGATTAAAGTAGTCGGCAATAATGCCTCTTCTTTCGTAATCTTTTTAATGTCATGACGAACACGTTCGATGTTTTCTTCTTTAATGAAGATTAAGGTAAAATCGATAATCATTTTGCTCTTCCTTTATAAAGTTTGGGTTTAGGATATCCATTTCAATAATATAGATTTAAAATAAAAGAAAATACTCTCTACTCCTTTTTACGGGAGTAGAGAGTAGAGTACTTTTAAGAAATGACTACTGGGAACGGAGCCATGCTGTAGAATACATCATTGTTATTGTATCGAGTAAAGAATACTAACGATACAGTAGAAGTATTGGTACAGCGAGTAGGTACAGAAAGATCTTGATTCCACATGCTAATCGGGAACTCGTGTTCTTGACCTTCTACTAACAGTTTAAACATGTTAGGTTTAGGTGCTTGGTTTTCACGGTTCGTACGATATTGCGGTAAAGTAGAATAGTAGACTTTTCTAAACCATTCGTCAATATCCGAGCAGTTATTGGCAAAGTTATAATGGTAGTTTGTACCAGACATGATTCGTACATTACAAATCAAGTTCTCACCATAAGGCGGATTCTGATAAGCTTCAAAACCAATCAACCAACGATCTGCAGTATTGTCACCTGCATTACGCAGTAAACGAATATCGACTTGTTGTGGATGAATGTGTTCACGGAAGGTATTATTCAATACGCCTAAGTCAATCGCTACGTTCAGTTGTTGGTTTGGTCCGTAGAGTTTACCATTCAATGAACGAGTAGGTGAGTTAGAAGTAATGTATACATCATTAGTCACATCCAACCATTGGTTACGATCTAACGTAAAGAGATACCAGTCTAATTGATAACCTACTGTGTCGTTTACCCAACGTGGGATTGGGTAGAGTTTCACAGAGTACGCACCATCACGTTCAGTAATGGTATAATTGAAACTACGGGTAATGAAATAACGGTTATTGTTATTAATAACGTTTACAGATTTTTCATTAGGACCTAAGTAGTATTTCAATACGAGTACACCACGTACACCTACTGTGGATTCTGAAGCCCGATCTAAGTAGAGCAAATCAAACTTATTACCATCAACAGGATAAGTTACGGTAGTACCATCGGTATAGTGTACTTTACCCATTAAGTTAATAGAGTTTTTCAAGACTTGTTCTGGAATCAAAAGATTCGATTCGTCTTTGGCATCAATATACGCAGATTCCAGAGAAATAGCCGATACGAATTTATCTGCATCAGATACATCTCTTAAGAGTGCGGATTTCTCTACGATGAAGTTAGTACGAGAAAGTAAACCACCTTTATCATCGTAGATCAGAATCAGGATCATTTCTCCTTCTTCTAACTTGTGCGCTGAATAGAAAGGTGGTAAGAACCATTGGGTGTGATTATTAGCATCACGTTGTTGAATGGGTTCTAGAGGAATCTCATTACCCACTACGTTAAAGCTAGAATCGTACCGTACCGAAATAGGTAATCCACCCGCTCCCGCTACTGTGCCTTTAAATGCAATCGCATGATGAGGCATAGAACCTTGGATGTGGAACTGTGCCGGTACAGTCAATGTAGGACGTACTACGGAATCATCGTAGAAGATTTGTCGAGCACAAGGCGTGGCTAAAGTACCACCTGCAAAGAATCGACCTTCATCACGAGTCATCTCATCCGAAGCAGTTTTAGAAGAGACTTCTTCTAATTCAGGAATCAAAGTCGTTTGATCAACTGAAATGACCTTATAACGTGTTAAGGTATTAATGTCCCGTACAAAGTCATTGACTTTAGGCACGTACTTACGACGACCTTCCTTACCTAGGTAGATGTCATGCAGTGCCCACTCTCGCCAGACTTGAGTATCGTCTAAGATAGGTGGTTCACCATCTATCCCTACGATAGACACGTTCGCAGCTACACCACGACCGTATACGGGTTGGTTCACGGGAATATTGTTATCACTCACGTGCCTTCTCCAATTCTAATAAAATGCGAGATCTCAATCTCATTTCTAAAATAAATTCGAACAATCTGTTTTAAGAATCGTACTTCATGGTAATCCAATGTAGTGACCTCATTCTTATACGTTGGATGAATTGTCACATGTTTCATGGAAATATTATCCAATCTAAAATAAGGCTCTGCTACAAATAAGGATTTATAGTTCGATTCGACAAACTGAATTACTTCTTGATCTGTATATCGACTTTCAATGTTCGGGAACTTATATTGCTTGCGTTTTAGATCATGGATGATTCTAGACAAGATAATCGAGTAGACTTTATAGAGTCCTTCAATTGGCGGATTAGAAGTAAATTCTTTGTCTTTAAAGAATTGCCCCATGTAGTCCGATACTTTCTTATCTAAGATATCTGATTTCTTCTTAAAGCTATAAGTGTCTTCCGTATAAGTCAAACGTTTCGGCACAATGATGTCACGAATCTCGTAAGGCTTACCTTCTAATTCAGAAACACGTTCAGGAATTAAAGAGCCTCTTTCAGAGAATCCTAATTTGGATTGATCAATAATACCATTACCTACTTTAAATAAGTAATTCTTATCATCGAAAATTTCCCAAACACCATTACGAGAGAGCATGTGGTTATTGACGTAACCTACTTGTCTGTTTACGGTAATCCCTGCTAATCGAGTACCTTCACCATTTTCTTTCGGACGAGTCTCTACAAAGGACATCATTCGATACGTAATCTCTTGATTGTCTTTGGTTAGGTCTAAGCATGATTTATTAATAATATAGACTTTAGGGAACTCCACAAAATAGTCTACATTCTCAATCAATGCTTTTCCGTTTAAGAAGACATCCAAATAGCCATAAGGCACACGAACTGGACGAACAAATACATTGTCTTTTTCAGCATTGTAATAATGCTGATTTAAAGTAAAGTTTAAAATCCCTTTAGTAAAAGGAACTAAGATGGTACGACAGAGGAAAGTACGATCCGTTCTCACGGTAAAGGTATAATCGTTTAATAAACGAGTAGAAGTACCTGTAATCACAATACCTCGTTTACCATTAATCGTACTCCAAGCCCAAACACCTTCTTCATTGGTTACATCTTCCCATCGATCGGGTTCTTCTTCCAAACCTTTGATACAAGCATAGACTCTAAATTCCTCATCTTCAGGAATTTCTACGTTTAAGATGTTAATCGAGTCGTTAGGCTGGCGCGTACCAATACCAGAAATGAATTCTACCAATCGACAATCAGGACTCGTTACAGGATATTGATTATAATCCCCTAGTCGTCTCCAGGATAAGAGATAACCACCTTCATCGTATTCGAAAATAGTCGAGTACTTACGGTAAGCATAAGGAACATTGACTAACTTACCACCTAAACCATCATCGATAAAGGTTTCGTAAGGATGGAGGGATTTACCTGTATAGTAAGTCGCAGCATTATAACCATAAACTTCTTGGACTTCAGTAATGTCACAAACCGCTTTAGGTTTTACAATCAATCGAGCTAGAGCAGAAGCTTCTAACACATCTGCTCGCCATTCGTCAATATTACTTCTCATGCCTTGCATGGCAGCTAAGCGATTTTCGTAATCGAGCTTATTGAGTTCGTGTAAACGATTATTGACAAAAGGCAAAGTCTTCTTACCGTATTGTTTACGATAATAGACTCTAAAGACTACGTTTGCTATTTGTTCGTTAATGAAGTCATGGTTATCCATCATCTCTTTTACTAGATTTGTAGAGATGGAGAAATCACAGTTGCTGACTTGACGAATATTAGTTTCTGAATTACGATGTAATACTACGCCTTTATACAAACGAGGGGTACTATTAGGATAAGCACATAAGTGGAAATCACAATCATCGTAGTATTCAAAGAGATTCTCTTTATAAGAGAGATTGTGCGTAAATAGGTATTTACGAATCTGATCGATTTTCGATTTAAACGTAGGTACAGAACCTACCTTCATTTCAATCACTTTAGTAATGGTAGAATCGTAAATGAGTTCTACCACATCTTTCTCTAGGATTTCTACCGTAATCGGATCGTTAACGAGATAACCATTGACGTAAGTAAACACTCGACCTGGTTTATCCTTATACGTATTGTAGAACGTGATTAAAGGATTCTTATCAGAAGACCGATAAGGTTTAGCGTATTGAATCGCTATAGTCTCTTTCGGTAGCTTCTGATCGTCGTAGTGATGTAATACGTTATCGTAGGTTCTGAAGAGAATGTCTTCAGTATTCATGTCCCAATCGAGTTTCAAATCTTCTTTAATAATTAAAACCAGATTCTTTTCACGAGTGAGGGTATAGTAGATATGGCTTAACGGAATGGTAATCCCTTTTTCCGTATAGAATTGGAAAACCACTGTATGTTCCACACAGTGGTCTGCCATGTTAAACCAATGAGATCGATCGTGCCAATCTACGTAATGAAAGTTGAAGACTTCTTCAGAAACTTGTCCTACCATGTAAGCGTGATAGCGTTCGTGCTTAGTCGGAAGATTATAATCCTCCGTTACTAACTTAACATGGTTACGTGTTCCACCGAAAAGCGTAATACGTTTAGGACGAACAATGCTTTGGTTATCTTGATACGGAGCACCCCAGAGGTTGTAGAGATAATGACCTATTAAATAAGGTACACTCATTTGGTTCACTCCTTAATAAGAATTAATAGTCGTTAACGATGCTGTTTACGGCTAAGATAAAGTTGGCTTTATCGCGTGCAAAGTTACGCAAAGCCATTTTGGTTAAACCTGCGTTTTTGAAGACTTGTTCAGACAAGCAGATGACTAAAGTCGCTACAAATGTCGGAATGTGTTCTACCGACATAGCAAGGATTTCTTGTTTCTCTAAACCGATCCAGACATTAGCGTTCAAGTTCTTAGCAATCACGGTGTAGAACAATCCTTCATTGATTTTTTGTACAGCAGGATTGGTAATCTTTTGTCTCAGTTTCTCCAAGAAGTCACCTACATTTTTGTAGAACTCTTGATCGATATAACGATATAAGAAACTAGAAGGAATATTGATCTCACGAGCTAACTTAGCAATTAATGCATCAAATTCCAATTCTCCTGCGTAAGGATCATTATGCAACATGGAGTAATACATCCAACCAGACAATGAACGCAATGCTAAGACTTCTTCATTGTTCAAGCTAAAAGCCATAGACAGAGAAGAAGTAATCAAGTCTACGTAAGTCTTCACGACATTAGGAGACAATGATTTAATAGAACGCGTACCATTATTAATCAAATCTGCTGTTAAAACAGTACGAATGGTTTGCAAAGAGAATAATGGTTTATTAGCTACTACATATTCGCCTTCTTGACGTTCACGAATGAACGAAGACAAATCGCAGAAAGTATAAGTCAATCCCTTAACGGTTTCAATCGTTAAAGGATGAGAAAAAGTGGGTACGACAGGATTCGGATAAATGAAAACGGTTTTATTCGCTTCATTGATTTTCATCCAAGGATATTTCAACCCTAAGGATTGTCGGATTGCTATTTGGGAACGATCAGTATTGAATTTACTACCAATCGTGGTTTCGTAAGGTGAATAAAAAATGGCCATTTATTTTATTCCTAGGTAATATTAAATTTAAATAAAAGCTTTTATCAGTAAAGTCTCCGTAGAGAACATCATACTTTTTACTGATAAAAATTTCAATGTATCCTATATATTCAATCCAGTTACCACGATATTATGAATATCGTGGCTAATCACGTTATCAAATTAGACATAATCCATGTCTAATGTATTGCATATTCGCTTGTCAATAGAACATTACCGGTAATGTTTTTCATGTATCTTGTCTCTTAGTTTCATTCTAGAGATAGCGAATACAATTCAAAATTTATTTATGTTTTTTAAATGTCTATTCTCTTTTACTATTAGGGGATAAGACATTGGAGATTCTAAAGAATGGATATCTACATCAATAATCCTACGCCCCACAGTTTCCACTTGGGTACTAAGGATCTGTCTGGTAGACCTCAATCCGTCGTTTCTATCCCACGTGCTCCGCACATGGCTTTCTGCCCTTTCTACAGTGAGAAAGGTCCTGTTGAAGAAGTGGTGGTAGATGGTACTGCCTTTACCAAATTGTTTGGTAACAAAACGTTGGATCCTCTTTATAAATACTACAACCACTCTTCTGTGTTCATCGAAGGTATGCTGGCTGATGGCGGTACCATCATTGCTAAACGTATTGTACCTGAAGGTGCTGAACGTAAAGCAGGCCTGCGTCTGTCTTTGGAATACGTTGAAGTTGAAGTAGATGAATACGAACGTGATCCTTCTGGTCAATTCCGTTTAGATCGTGGTCAAAAAGTAACTACTGGTCGTAAAGTCCCTGGTATTTCTTACCGCTGGGTATTGGAAGAATTGAAACCAGAAATCGTTACTCTTTCTAACCGTACGATTCTGAACTCTGGTTTGGGTCATGCTGCTACTAACCAAGTTGACTTTTCTGTAGAAGGTGTGATTGGTAAACGTTATCCTATCCTGGACTTCGAAGTAAGCTCCTCCGGAGCATGGGGTAACTTGACTGGTATCTCTATTTGGGCACCTAAAGTCAATGACCAATCTCCTCTGAATACTACTGCACTGAATGATACCAACTCTTATCCGTTCCGTCTGCAAGTATTCACTAAACCGAATGCGACCAGCAACAAAACTGTAGAGACTACTGTCATGGGTGCGCGTGAGATTGATTTCTCATTCAAACCTGGTGCGGTATCTAAAGTCGGTACTCGCTATAACCTGGCTGAGACTTTCGTTAACCACTACAACAATGTACGCTCTGACGATCCGACTATTCCTTCTACTTTCGGTTCTTTCAGCCGTATCCATGTTTACCAACAAAACATCGATACTATCTTGGCTGTATTCTTGCAAAAAGAATTGGACGTCTCTGGTTCCCAAGTCCCTGTTCTGAATCCTCAAACAGGTGAAATGGAAAACGTGACTCGTTACTACGGTGACTTTGCTGCTGTAACTGAAGAAACCAAAGCAGATGCTAAATACCTGTTTAACTTGTTTACTGGTATGCACTCTGATGGTCGTCCTTACCAAACCTTCCGTGTGTCTGACAATGTTACCACTACTGAAGGTGAAGTGACTACTCTGCGTGAAGGTTCTGTACAGTGGTCTACTGGTGGTACTGATGGCAAAATGAACGATACTAAGTTCGCTGCTGCTGTTGATGCACTCTTGGAAGACTTTGCTGATGAAAACGGCAAATACATGGACGATACTACCTATAACGATTCTGTATTCTACGATACTGGCTATCCGATTGAAACCAAATTCAATCTGAATAAATACCTGGCTAATCGTAAAGACCGCTGGGTATGTGCGACGACTCACGTAGCTGGTGAAGGTATCATCCTGCCTGCTGAAGAGAATGCTCGTTTGGCTGCTATTCGTAACCGTTTGAAACTGGCTCCTGATTCTGCTATCTTCGGTACGCCGACTTTCCGTGCTATCGTAGTAAAAGGTAGTGGTAAATTCCGTAGCTCTGTTTCTAGCTACGAGAAACGTGTTCCGCTCTCTTACGAAATCTGCCGTTTGTTCACTAAGTACTGGGGTGCAGGTACTGGTCGTGCCAATACTCGTTGGGATCCGACTGAAGGTGACAACAACTATCTGCGTTACTTGACCGATATCTCCAATCCTTGGACGCCTTACGTTCGTCGTAATGAAGCTTGGTCTGCTGGTGGTATGTGGGCTGAACGTAGTGAATCTGGTCGCTTCTACTTCCCTGCTATTCGTACGATTTACGAAGACTACTCTTCTACCTTGATGAATGCTCGCATCATGTTGTTCCATGTTGAATTGAACAAAATTGGTGCAGAACTGCGTCGTCGTTTCTCTGGTAAAGACTGGTCTCAAGCTCGTCTGAAACAAGAAGCAGAATCTTGGTTCTACTCTCAAGTGAAAGACAACAAGTTTGGTGGTACTATTGACGTAGAAGGTGAGTTGTACTTCACCGCGATCGATACTGAACGTTCTTGGTCTTGGCACTTTGTGGCTCGCGTATACGGCGACAACATCAAAACTGTACAAATGTTCTACAGCGAAAACTACCGTCGCTCTGACAAACCTGATGACTTCAGTGGCATCTCTGCCTAAGTCTATTAGAATTAGAGAGTTAATACCTATTAGCTCTCTTTCTTTATTTAAAGAATCTTATTACAAGGTAAACCAAAAATGGCTCGTATAGAACCCGTTTTTATGACTAAAGGCACAGGTGGTTTTGCTGATGGTATTCAGGCTCCTGTAGTAGGTCTCATTGAAGGCGGTAACTTCGGTTATGCTAAACAATGGGCAGCTTGGATCAACAACACCCCTTACACCTCACGTCCTCTTATCTCTTTCCTTTTGGAAGCTCCTCTGGGTTTCAAATTGCTTCCTGAAGGTAAAACCCACATTGCTATCTTGCGTAGCTTAGTGGAAACCATTCGACATCGTATTAATGGTTTGGGACACAAACTGACTGTCTCTACTGACCAAAACCAAGCTTTTGGTGGTTCTGGACAAAAATACGAAGTATTCACCAACGTGACTGAAGATCAGTTGAACGTTACCATGTCTTTCTGGGAACGTCCTGGTCTGGCCATTGGTCGTTACATGCGTTACTGGATTGAAATGCTGATGATGAACATGGAAACTAAATATGCTTCCATTTCTACAGTAGCTGGTACTGCTGATTACGATGCAATGCCTGACATGTACTCCATGTCTATGTTGTTTATCGAACCAAATGCAACCATGACTAAAGTGGTTCAATCTTGGATCGGTATTAACATGTGGCCGAAAACCTCTGGTGATAACGAAGCAAAACACGATAAAGAGAACCCTTCTGAAACTCGTGAATTGCAAATCGAATTCTCCGGTATCTACCACTATGGTCCTGGTGTTGACTTCTTTGCTCAAAAATTCCTTGACAGTATTAAATTAATCAACGCGGCAACATGGTCGGAAGAGGCCCTGCATGGCAATGCAGGTCTCGACGCAATGGTCGCATCGTCGAGGATGTCATATGGGGAAACTGTCAGAAATATCAGTAGGCGGCAATTCAAATAAACAATAGATTATATAAGAAAAGTATAACTTCCCTCTTATATGAGATGTTGTAGTTTATCGTTATAAATAAAATACCGTTCTCCTTAGCTGGGGAACGGTATTTTATTTATTTGTTCGTTTATTTTTTATAGAAAGAAACCCAGATGAAAGATATTAAATTAAACTTAGCCGAATGTGAACAAATTGAGGGATACCCATTCCTATACCTGTTACCAGATGGAAAGGTATATAACGCTAACTCCAAACGTTTTATCGGTGGTAAACATTACCATGATGCAGAAACAGATAAGTATGTTAATCTGGTGTCTTTAAAAAGAAAGATGAGTAATGGGGTTGATTTATCTGGGTTTAAACCTATACCTGAGTTTCCAAAATATTTAATTGATGAAAACGGTACAATATACGGTACTAAGAACAATATTGTAATGAAGAAAGCTCTTGATAGAGGAGGGTATGAAAGAATAACCTTAAGAGACGATACTGGTAAGAGACATTTTAGACCTGTACACCAGTTAGTGTTGTCTGCATTTAACGAGTCTGAATATAAGAGATTGAAAGATTCTTATGTAAAAGGACAAAATGACTATTTAGTAGTAAACCACATTGATAGTAATCGTACTAATAACCACATTAGTAATCTAGAAGTCGTTACTCAGCAAGAAAATATAAGACATGGTATAGAACATGGTAATTGGGCAGCTAATTCAGTAGCGATTAAGTTTTTAGATAGTGGAGAAGTCAAGAATTTTGATTCCATGACTACTGCTTCTAAATACTTAGGTCTAGACGAATCTACATTTCAACATCGCTTCGATAACAAGAAATATCTAAATGTGGTTTATTCAACTGGAGAACATCGTGATCACCAAATTAAATTAGCCAGTGATGCTGATTTTGGTACTCCTATTTATTTTGTGGATAACGGAAGAGGTTCTAGTACTGGTATTAGTGTTATTGATTATCGAATATCTCCTTTCCATGAGGTAGTCTATAAAAGCTTTAGTGATTATTCTAGAAAAACTGGTATTAGTACACCGACGATATGTAGAATGTTCGATAAGAGTAGCCAACCGGTGCTTTCTAACTTACACCGTCTAAAGAAGCTAGATAATTTTGAAGAATGGGTTACTACTGATCCTATATTAGATCACCTAAAGTTGGTTAATGCTAATGCATTGGTAATCATGAAAGAAGGTGGTAGTGAGCCACCAGTAATATCTTTAGTGTACAACCATACAGGATTGCATGGCTGGAACCATCATTCTGAAATACTGGAATTAGCTATTAAACATAAGCCTTATATACATAACCATACTGATCGAATATTTTACGCTTATAGTGATTTTATTAAATCTAAATGGTTTAAGAAATGGGGTAATCGATTTAGTGAATGCGAATATTATGGTTTTAAAGGAATAGAATGTAACATCTAACATCTTTTATTATGGGAGATTAGATTTGTGGATCTAGACTAAAAAAGAAGCTCCGACGAGGAGCCTCTTTAGGTTAATTAGTAAACACTACTTAACCAATCAATGAACAAGTCATTACTGGCTTGTTCGTGCAATGCTAAAATGTTTTGTTCCTCTTCGGTTAAAGGGTCTTCTAGCATTGACTTTTGTTTGATCACTTGGACCAAATAGTCAAAATCCACATTTCTCACCTCCTTTCCTTTACATTGACCTAAATTAAAATCCTCTACTCCTTTTTACGGGA